GTCACCTGGGCCTCTCGTTGAAAAACGGGGGTGGTAGCACCGTCGACGGCGATGACGTGGCCCTCGAGATTTCGGCGCGATTGCGACGGCAAGCTCGACGTCGACGCGATCTGTTTCATATCGCCAGGCCGATGAGCCAGAAGCCGAGGGCGAGCGCACCACACACGACCACGATGCCGATGGCGGCGCACACGACGACGGCGAGCCATCGCCCGACCTGGTCAGTCGTTACCACGCAGCACCTCGCCGATGTGGGGGCGGATGAGGACGGCGTCGGTGTCGATGGCGTCGGTGGTGTGCAACGGCACCACATCGGCGACCACGTCGCCGGTGTCGTCGAGTACGCGTCGGGCCACGGCCTCGATGTGAGCCCGGCAGGCGGGGTAGTGCCCCAGTATTCCTGGTCGCACCTCCACGCTCACGCTGGCCACCACGGCCGGCGATGCACAAATGAGACAGCCCAACGACGACAGCGGGTGCGTGGTCATCGGCGGTGCGAACTCCGGGCGTAGCCAGGCCGGGTCGTGGTGCCCCGGGCCCGGCCCACACTGGCCACGCGATTCCCCCACCGGGCCCGTACCGCCCGGGCTACGTGGGCGTAGGTGCCCTTGTTGCCCGAGCTCGAGGCCCGTGACAGGGCCGAGCGGGCCCGGCCGATGGTGTTGATGGGGTAGGCCTTGGTGCGGGGGTAGGCGTAGTTGCTGGAGGTGGCGGCCAGACGGCCCACGCCCTTGGCCGATGACCGCGATGGTGTGCCCCGGGCCACGGCCTAGCCGTTCGACTCGTCGAGGTCGACGGACATGTCACTCATGGGGCCGGCTCCGGCTCCGGCTCGGCCGGCGGTGCCGGCGGTGGGGTCTCCTCGGGCGCCGGCAAGGTCTCGGCCTCATCGGGAGTCTCGATGCCGACCTCGGTGGCCCGGCCCGTCGAGATGTCGGCCGAGGAGTCGAACGTGGAACCGGTGCCGGTGGTGTCGTCGTCGCCGGCGCGCGGTAGGGCATCAGCCCATTCGGGCGGGCCGGCGTCGAGGGCCTCGGTGCGAGCCTTGACGATGTCGAGCTCGTTGGCATCGGGGAACTCGGGCGGCACAAAGGAGTCGCGGCTGTCCTCGGTGGGAGTGTCGGCGGTGTCGGTCATGGTCGCAAGCATCGCACCTGCGTCCAATCGGTAGCGAGAAGTCGGCACATAGACCTCATGCGCTAGTAGCACGACCAGGCGCGCCAGCCTTGGAGCTTGTGCACCTCGAGGGCCATGGTGAGATTGGTGGCGGGGTCGTAGGGGTCGCGGCCGTGATGCCACATGGGCATGATTTGCATGAGGCCGGCGGCGCCCGATGCGTTGTGGGCGTGCGGTGTGCATTTGGACTCGCACCACATCACCCTCGAGATGGTGCGCCATTGCTCGACGGGCCAGCCGACGGCGAAGGCGGTAGGCGCCCACTCGGCGCAGGGGCCGTCGACGGCGGGCCATGTGGGCACCGTGGTGGCCTCGGCCGCTTGGACGGTGACCTCGACACGGGCGGCCGGTTGCGTGGCGGTGACGGTGGCGCTAACGAGCATGACGAACCGGGCGACGACCCGTAGGAGCTCGCTCACGGCGTGCCGGTCGCGATGTCACCACCGCCCTCGAGGGCATCGACGCCTCGAGCTCTACGAGCGGCCTCGAGAGCGTCAGGGGCGTTGAGGTCGATGGGGGCGGCGTCGGACTCGCCCGAGACGTAAGGAAGATCGGCGTAGCGCTGGCGGTTGATGATGCGCGAGACGGTCGAGTCGCGGATGCCGTAGCGCTGGGCGAGCTCACCATAGGACGGGCGCGACAGGCGCGGGACGGACCAGTAGGCGGTACGGAGCTCGGTGACGGTGTCGGCGTTGAGACGAGCCTGTTTGGGGCCGACTCCTCGGCGAGTGAGATCGCTGCGCTCCTCGTTGGCCATCTCGAGGGCGACGGCGTGGGCGAGCTCGTTGTCGTCCTGATCAAAAGCGAGGCGCAGTAGGCGCATCCATTGATCACGGGTCACGGTTGTTCTCCTCGCTGTATGACGGCCGGTAGGGGCAAGGGCGCGATGCCGACCTCGATGACGCGGTCGAACAGGGCGCCAACCACCATGCGAAGCCAGCTATCGCCGGTCGAACCGATAGGCGGGAGGTGAGAGGTGACGAGCCAGTAGGGCCGGCGCTCCTCGACCATCTCGAGCAAGGCGGCGTTGGCGATGGCTTTCTTGAGGGTGTCAGTGCGACGTAGGCCGTTGCGGCCCGAGGCCGAGAGCCACGAGCCTTTGCACTCGACCCACACGTCGCCAACGTCGTCGCGCCAGACGACGTGGTCGATTTCGACATTGCACACGGGGTGCTTCCATCGGCGCTCTTTGATGATGAAGCCGTCGATGAGGAACAAGGTCTCGACGGCTTGCTCGAACTTGCGGCCTTGAGCGCCGGCGTCATGTTGGAAACTCAACGGTCGCCCTCCTTGTCGAGGACGAAGACGAGCTCGAAGTCACAGCGCGCGTCACGGTTGGCGCCGACTCGAAGGCCGAGCACCTCGAGCGGAAGGGCGTAACGGAGCTCGAGGCCGAGGCGGATGAGGGTGGTGACATGCCAGCCCGAGACGGGGGCGACCTCGCCGTCGCGCACATGATCTTTGATGTTGAGCACGAAGCGGCCACCAGGGCGCAGCACGCGGAGGGCCTCGGCCCACGCGTCGCGGTGGAAGGCGCGGTAGGTGGGGCCCCATTGCATGGCGCCGGCGTTGTCCTCGTGGAGGGCACGGCCGAGATCATGGGTGTAGCTACGGCGCACCGAGGCGTCCTGGGCGTCGTGGTGGTCGGCGAGGCGGTTGCCATAGCACGGCGAAACACAGATGGCGTCAAAGGCGCTTGACAGGAACGGCAGGGCGAGGGCGTTGCCGACGAGGGTGCGCTCGTGGCAGGCGGCCCACTCGGGCTCGAGCTCGACGCCGACGGTATCGAAGCTCTCGCCGAGGAGGTGGATGCGGCCGATGCCGGCAAAGGGGTCGAGAACGTGCGGGTAGCCCTCGAGCATCTCGGCAAAGATCGGAAGGAGCTCGAGCGTGTAGGCGGCCGGATGGGCGACCTCGTGCGGGCCATGCTTGGCCTTGGTGGGCGGTCGCGAGGGGCGTACGCGCTCGACGGCCTCGGCGACTTGCGTGGCGGTGGGTTGCTCGCCATCGGCGTCCTCGACGGCGTCGGCCCATGCCTGGGCGGCAAGCTCGGGCTCGTTACACACAGGCGCAAGAGCGCGTAGCTGAGATTCATTCTCGGGAGTGTCACCAAATGGTGACACGAGCTCGGCTGTCTGCGCTGCCTTCATTGTGCGATACGCGTGCTGGCGGCTCATGCCCCATCGTTCTCGGCAATACCGCTCGAACGAGGTAAAGCCGGCGGCCTCGTATTCGTGATCGTCACGGATGCGCAGTAGCGACCAACCGACCTCGACGAAAGTGGCGAGGCCTTGCTCAATGATCTTCTCGTGCTCCATGAGGCGAAGGAGTCCGGGCGTGAGGTGGCTCTCAGCTTGGGTCATTGTTCGGCTCCAAAGGCATCGAGAAGTTGGGCGAAGGCCCGGCCCGTGAGGATGAAGTAGGCCCCGTCGGCGGTGGCGTGGTTGCGGCGGTGGGCGACGACGATGGGCACGGCGACGCCAGCGTTGGCGTGGGCCTGGTCGACGAAGGCGGCGAGGGCCATGCTCTTGTCGTTCTTGGCTTCCACCGACAGGGCCAGCGGGCCCCGCACGGCGACGATGTCGTCACCGGCGAAGCCGAGGCCCCGGCAGGTGGTGTCGAAGCCGTGGTCTTGGAGCCAGAGCTCGACGACGCGACGCCAGGCCCCGCCCTTGCGGATGGTAGCGACGGTCACCAGTTGGCCATTAGCTCGACGATGGCGTCGTCGCGGGCCAGGCCGGCGGCCATGAGCCGCTCGAGGCAGGCTCGAGCTCGAGGGTGGAGGGAGTAGCGGCCGTCGTCGTCGGCGATGAACAGGCCCCGGCGTTGGAGCTCATCGACGGTGGCGGTGACGGTGGCACGATCCATGAGAATCTCACTCTCCGCATTTCCTCCCGCCCGATTCCTAGAGGAAGGGGGCGGGAGGAAGTGCTGTACGTGGTTATCCGGGGAGCAGGCGGTAGCGGTGGTGCTTGCCGTTGGGGGAGGCTTGGTGTTCGATTTGGCCGTCGCGCTCGAGGCTCTCGAGGGCATAGGCGACGACGCCGGACTTGTCGCCCTTGTGGCCGGTCTTGGCCTCGATGGTGGTGAGGGCGACCCAGTCGGCCTCGAGGACGCGGCCCTCGCCGTCACACTGGGCGTGCTCGTAGAGGAGGGCGTTGATGGCCTTGCGACAGGTCTCGAGGTCGGCCTCGGCGGTGGCCGGTTGCTCGGTGAAGGTGGGCGGTCGCTCGAGGTTGAGAACCGAGCGGTAGACGTCGACCTCGGAGGACGGATTACCGGACCAAAGCCGAAGGCGGGCCAGGCGACCGAAGGCGCGCTCGTCCTTGTCGGTGGGGTCGAACTCGGCCTTGCCGACGGCCCAGCCGTGGCGGTCCTTGCCGATCATGATGAGGGTGCGGCACTCCTCGCCCGGGCGCCATCGCGTCTCGCGGTCGGCCCGGAGCATGACGCCGTCGATGATGGCCTTTTTGGCCGAGGCGCCGAGGGAGGTGGTTGATTTCTCGCCGGTGCGCTTGTCGGTGGCGTGGTCGACGATGAGGCCGGCGGCGTTGTTGAGCGTGACCCACCGCTTGAAGCGGTTACCGATGGCGCGGATGTCGGTGTTGGAGTTGCTCTCGCGCACGGCGACGGTGGCGACGAAGGCGTCGAGGGAGTCGATGACGATGATGTCGGACTCGGCGGCGAGGCGGGCGATGACGGCCTCGTCCTCGTCGGTGAAGGGGGCGTAGGGCCGGAGATGGATGAGGTTGGTGCACTCGGCGCGGAGGGTCTCGATGCGGTAGCGCCATCCCGCGGCGTCGTCCTCGACGTCGATGATGAGGGCCTTGCCGCCATGGCGTTGGACGTCGAGGCAGGCGTAGAGCGCGAACCATGATTTGCCCGAATCACTCGGGCCCCAAATGGTGTTGACACGGCCGGGATAGAGGATCGGGGTGCCACCGTCGATGTGCACCATGGTCGGCTCGAGGGCTTGGGGCTCGACATTGGCGAGGCATCGGACGTCGAGGCGAAGGTGCGGGTTCTCGTCGAGGAAGTGAGCGCGGAGAATGTGGTCGCGGTGGCCATCGGCGCGAGCGTTTTCGAGGCCGTTGATGACACGGCGCAACTCGCGCTCGTTGCAATCGGCCTTGGCGGCATCCATGGCCAGTTGCGCTCCGGTGCGCGGCGGCGGTGGCATGTCGTCATCGTCATGGTCGACGTCGGGCTCGGGCTCGGGCTCGTCGTCGGTGAGCTCGGGCTCGGGCGCCGGCGGCGTGGTGGCGCCGAGCCATTCGTCGATACGGACGGCGCGCTCGGCGAGGGGTAGCTCGATGCCGAGGGCGACCTTGGCCCGCTCGATGTCACCGGCGTGCTCCATGACGGCGACGTATTGGAGCTTGGTGAGGGTTTGAGTGCCGTGCTCGCGGGTCCATGTAGCCAACGGCTCGGGCGGGTCGGTGGTCCACAAGTGGAGGGGGCCGTGGCCCTCGTAGTTCTCATAGAGCTGGCACTCGTCGTCGTGGCCGATGGCCGAGCGCTCACCGGATGAGCCACCGCCGGGCTTCTCGAAGACGGGGCAGCCGCAACGACGGTCGAGGTGCTCGGTGTAGCGCCATCCATGGCGGCAGAGGAGCTCGAGCCAGGTGACGTCGGCGGCCCAGCGGGCGATGGGATCGTTGACATAGCGCTCGAGCCAGCGGTCGTGGCGCTCCCGGCGCTCCTCGCCGTGGTGTTGGATGACGGCGAGGAGCCAGCGGGGCACGACGAGGGCGTCGCCGTTGGAGATGTAGCGGCCCTCGGTGCGGCGCGACGGCGGCGCCACGGTGAGAAGGTTGCCCCAGCGGACGTCGTAGCCGCCGGGTCCGATGAGTTGGTCACAGTCGAGGGGGAGCTCGATGCCGGCGGGAACGTCGAAGTACCAATGGCCCCCGTCGTGGTGCTTCCACTCGCCGGCGGCGTTGAGCGTGCCCGGCGTCGACACGGTCGGGCCGAACTCCAAGTAGCGCTCGTTGTTCTCGCCGGTGGCCCATGCCGAGCGGAAGGAGTCGACGGCCTCGGGCACGTCGGCGTCGACGACGACGAGGCGCGAGGGCCGGGCCACGATACCGATGTTGAGGCCGACATTGTCGCGCTCGAGCCGCTCGAAAACTCGTTTGGCGACCTTGTCCTCGGTGATGGCGTGCGAGGCCCCGCACGGGTGGTCGGGGCCGGCCTTGTTGAAGTCGCGCGCCGTGAGGGTGCACATGGGGCGCTTCTCGAGCGGGTAGACGGGAACCACGCCGTAGTGCTCGCGGGTGGCGACGATGGCAATGCGGCTCATGGGGATGTCGGCATCCCATTGGCAGAAGACGTCGACGAAGGGGCGGGGCATTACTTCTTGGGCCTCCATGTGCGGCCGAGCTCGACGCGGCCGGTGCGTAGGACGGGGGTGCGGCCGGCGGCACGCACGAGGTCGGTCGGTGCCGTGAGCATGATGCGCTCGACGTCGTCGGCGGCGGCGGCGTCGACGACGAGCTCGTCGTGGACGGCGGCGTAGAGGGCGTCGTCGAGGCCGGCGCGGTGCATGGCACACATGGCCTCGGCCAGCAGGTCGTAGCACGAGCCTTGAATCGTCGAGGCGATGCCCTTGTAGCCCTTGTAGGGCGGGTGCCAGCGACCGTCGTCGCGGCCGTAGTCGCGCTCGAGGAGCACAAGGCGCCCGGAGATGGTTTGCACCATGCCGTGGTGGTCGCCGATGCGGGTGATGGCGGTCTTGGCTTTGCGGATGTGCTCGAAGGGGCCGAGGGTGCGAGTGATGAGAGCGGTGGTGGCCTCGACGGTCATGCCCAGGCGACCGGCGAGGGCGCGCGCTCCCTGGCCGTAGCACTGGGCCAGGAGCGTTGTCTTGGCCGTAGGGCGGTCCACGCCGGCAGCGGCGACGACGGGGGCATAGACGTCACCCCCGGCCTCGTAGGGGCCGTAGAGGGCCTCTTCGCCAGCGAGGTTGGCGAAGACGACAGGCTCGATTGACGACCAGTCGAGCGAGGTGGCCGGCATCGGAAACTCGAAGATGCGCCGAAGCTCCTCGGGGTACTGCTGTAGGGGCGGGGCCTTGTAGGACATGCGCCCGGTAGCGGCGATGCCCACGGCGATCTCGGGGTGGATGCGCCCGGCCCTGGTGAGCGTCTTGACCTTGGTGGCGTAGTCGCGGACCCAACGGTCGGTTTGGGCCCATTCGCGCAGGGCGGCGCCGAGCGGGTGGTCGATGTGCACGAGGGCGGTGGCGGCGGCCGACGGCGCCCCCGATTGGAGGCGGGGGTGGCGGGCGGAGATGAAGCCGTGCGCCTCGAGGTAGTCGACGGCGTCGCGTTTGACGGTGACGGCGGCGAGGGTGCCGTCGATGCCCCACTCGGCCAAGGTCTCGACGGCGATTTCGTGACGGCGGGTGAACTCGTGCTCGAGCTGGTCGATGGCGTCGAGGTTGACGTCGAGGCCGCGGGCCGAGCGGGCGATGAGCATGCGATTGACAACCTGCTCACGCTCAACGATGGCAGCGGCGTCACCGGTGTAAGGGAACGGGTGCTCGGCGAAGCGGTCGGCGACGGCGGCGTCGATGACGGCGCGCAAGCGAGCAGTCATGATTCCGTCGAAGCCGGCGTAGCTGGCGAACGGTTCGGAGGCGAGCGTCGCCCGGCGGTACATCTCGGCTTTGGGCAGGTTGGTGGAGCGGCGCCATGACTCGCGGGCCTGGCGCTTGGCCCGCTCGTAGCCGGGCCCGAGATGCTTGAAGCATGAGCGGGCCAGGTCGCGCGACGCATCCTCGGCCGGGTTGGCCAGCCGAGCCGAGATGAGGACGTCGTACACCTTGGCGATGTCGCCGAGGCGCATGAGGCCGTTGGCGATGAGCACCGGCACGTCGAAGGTGGCATTGAAGAAGGCGAGCTCGGTGGCGGCCTTGAGGGCACCGCGGATGGCATCGGCGTTGGTGACGGGATCGAGCACATAGGCGAGGTCGTCGGTGGCGATGATGACGGCGGTGAGGGCCCAGCGGTCGCGGTCGAGGCCTTGGGTCTCGGTGTCGACGGCGACGGTGCCGGCCTTGTGGGCCATGGCCACCGCGCCGGCCCCGTCGGCGACCACGTAGGCGGCGTGGTCGTCGGCGATGAGGGCGAAGGAACGGCGGCGCTCGAGCTCGAGCGCGCTCACACGACTCGGAGCGCGGCCCGAGCGTTTTCCCGGCCCTCGTCGGTGTAGGCGCACTGCTGCCGGTAGTTCTCGTCACGGGCGATGAGCACGAGCCGGCCGAGGTATTCGTGGGTGCGCGCGAGAAGGTGCTCAGCTTCCGCGACCCACTCGGGGTCGACGGTGCGGGCGTCGGTGACGTGCCAGGCGAAGACGTTGGCGAAGTCCTCCTCGGCGAAGGCCTCGGCGAACAGGGTGACGGCACTGAGCACGCGTGAGCGTTTCCATGCCGGTACCTGTTTGGCCGGCGGCGGGGCCGGTTGGTCGACGTCGCGCCACGGTCGGCGCTCGAGATCGGCCGGTGCCTTGGTCTCGAACTGTCGCCCGCGCGGCACCTTGCGGGCCGTGAGGTCATTGGAGATGGCGCTTTTGGCGATGTCGAGGGCCTGGGCGATGGCCTCGACGGTGTGGCCCTCGGTGCGGAGCTGCACGACGAGGTCGCGGCGGCGCTCGACCTCATGTTGACGTGGTTTCGTCGCCAACCGTCGTTTGCCGTCGTGCCCGGTCACTTGTTCTACTGCGGCGTTTGCCGCAGTAGAACCAAGAACGCGTCGCACTGACCTCTCGTTGATGTCGAGCTTGGTGGCGATGGCTCGAGCCGCCATGCCGGCGGCGTGGAGCTCGGCGATAGTGGCGTCGCGGGCCTCACGGCATAAAGGGCGATGTCGCTCGTTGAGCGTGACGGCGACCATGAGCTTGGTGTGGGCGTCGACGGCCTCCAAGGCAATAACGACGGGGCACTCGAGGCCGTTCGCTTGGGTGATTTCGTAGCGGAGGTGGCCATCGAGGAGCTCGCCGTCGGGGGCCCGCACGATGGGCGTGTGCACACCGTGGGCGAGGATGTCGGCCTCGAGGGCGGCGTAGGTTTCGTCGTCGGGACGTTCGTAGAGCTCCGCGGGGCGGGGTGTTATTCCCATGTGAGCCTCCGGCCGGTTTTCTGGACGTGGTTGTAGGCGGTGACGATGGAACCGGCGATGGAAGTGGTGACGGACGGCCCGGCGGTGAGGGCGTCGTTGATCCACCGCATGGCGGCGCGCGATTGCAACGTGGTCACGAGCCGGCGCCGGTCGATGTCGGGGAAGCGCATGACGCCGTCGGCGATAGCGGTGAGGAGCCGGTTGTCGAAACGGCTCACCTTGGACGTGTCATCGTAGGAAGGCCAGGCGGCGACGATGACGGTGAGCACCTTGTCGAGCACCTCGGCGCCCTGTTCGGGCGTATGGCGCCGGGCGTGGATCGTGCCGCGCACGGCGGCGACAGCGGCGATGGTGGTGCTCGACTGTCCGCGCCCGAGCCGAAGGCCATGGTTGTGGATGACTTTCTCGGCGAGTATCTCGTGGGCATCGCCACGCTCGCGGCGAAGGCTCCATTGGGCGAGCGCGTCGTGAGGTCGGCGCCCGGTCGAGATGCGCAGGGCGATATCGGCCTCGGGGGCCTCACCTAGGCACTCGGCCGGAAGCACCAGGCACCAGCATTTGGCTCGCGGCGATCGCTTGCGCAGGGCGGCGACACGGGTTTGGCCCTCGTCGACACGGAAACGGCCGTCGCCGAGGGGCACAACCGTCGGGGCCTCGAATAGGAGCCAGTCGAACTCGTGGGCGATGCGTTCGATGCGCTCGAGGTTGAGGGTGCGTTGTATCTCGGAGTCGATGACGAGCTTGTCGACCGAGATGGCGAGCATTTTGCGAGGGTCGGGCCCGAGCGGCTCGGGCTCGGAATCATCGGGGAGCTCGGGCGCCGCGCTGGTGTTGCTCATTTCACGACCTCGAGCGGTTTGATGCCGAGGTGCTCTCTGGTGGCGTCGTAGACGGCGTCGTAGACGGCCGAGTGGATGATGTCGACGAGGTCGAGGGCGACGAGGGCGTCGCGCCAGGCGGTGCGGATGGCGTCGCGTACGAGGGCGGTGTCGACGTCGTTGCTCATCGCCGGCCCCGGTCGGCGTGGTTGAACTTGTAGGTCTCGCCGTTGGGGAAGGTGAACTCACCCTCGAAGCGCTTGAGGGTCTTGGCTCCCCGGCGTTCGATCTCGACGAGCACGACACGGGCCTTGGTGCCGACGTCGGGGGCCTGCTCGACGAAGGTGCGCAGCAGCATGGTTTGCCCGATGGTGACCTTGCGACCGTCGTCGAGCTCGGCCTCGACGGCGGTGCGGCCGTCGAAGTCCTGCTTGGTGAGTTTGGCGATGATGCCCTCGAAGCCGTCGCCGACGTCGTCGAAGCGGATGTAATCGGTGCCGGGCGGGTCGATGTCGTCCCAAAAGCCCATGCGGGTCTCCTTGGTTTTGTTGATGGTGGTGAGGCATTGCGGACAGTCGGCCGGCGTGGTGTCGTCGGCGATGCGGAGGTCGAAGAACGGGCCCTCGGGGATGCCGCATCGGCCGTAGAAGGTGCCGGTGCGCTCGTAGCGGTCGCCGTCGAGGAGATGCACGAGCGGGCTCTTGATGCGGCCGGTCATGAGGTAGCTCGACCGTTGGTGGCCACGGCGACCGTGAGGGGACCGTCGAGGCTGGGGTGGAACAGGTCGCCGCGCCGTTGCCAGTCGCGAGCCGAGCGGGCCAGGTTGCCGGCGGCGCGCCCTTGGGCCACGTCGACGTAGAACAGGTGGGCGACGGCCTCGCCGTTTTGGAGGGCGCCGGCGACGTCGAGGTGCAGGAGGAGGCCATGGCGGGCCGAGACCTCGAAGGGCCAGACGTCGCGGTGCTCAAGCCACGGCACCTCGTCGACGACATAGGGCACGGAGCCGGCGTAGCTGGCGATCTGGATGCAGTAGGTGTGCCAGTAGCGGGGTAGGCCGTCGCCGTTGAGGCGGAGCTGGCCGGTTTTGACGTCGAGGATGCACACGGTGCCGGCGGGGACGGTGACGCGGCCGAAGTGGAGGTCGCGCCCGAGGCGCACGATGCGGTCGAGGGTGCCGGCGAGGCGCCAGCGATCGTCGACGACGGTGGCTTCGACGGCGAGCACCTCGAGGGCGGCGCGCGTCCGCATGCGGTCCCAGGCGGCGACGAGGGCGTCGGCGGCCGCGGCGGTGATGCCGAACTCCTCAGCCGCGATGAGGGTGAGGGCCGACGGTTCGGCCCGGTCGATTTCGGCGGTGATCTCGTGGACGGCGGTGCCCCGGCGGGCGGCGAGGAAGGCGCCGGCGGCGTCCTTGGCCGAGGTAACGAATGAGTCGAGGGTGACGCGGTCGGTCTCGTCGTCGGGGTCGAGGTTGGCGGCATCGGCGAGGTTGGCGATGCGGGTCGCGCCGAGGAGGACCATGCGCTCGCTCCACATCTTGAGGCCGACGGCGTCTTCGATCTGATGGCCGAACGACGAGGGCCGGCCGTAGGGCTCACGGGCCGGGTAGCCGCGTTGGGTGACGCGGTGGAGGGAGTTGACGTAGGGCGCGCCGGTCCGCGGGTGGCGTTGAAAGTCACTCACAGAACGGCGCCGACGTTGACGACCTCGGCACCGCAAAAGTGCCGGGCGGTGGACCCGGCCTCGAAGTCGTCGTCGTACCACACGGCGTCGCCCGGCGTGGGTGTCCACACGTCGAAGCCGTCGCGGTCGTGACCGGCGTAGTACCAATCGTCGCCGTCGAAGTCGGCGGGACGGCCGGCCCGGATGACGTAGCGCTCGCCGTCGAGGGCGGGGAGCACGCCGGTGACACAGGCGCAGCGGGGCACGACCGGCGCGGGCTCGGGGAGCTCGAACAGGCGGAGTTGTTCGAGCTCGCTCACGACGCCGCGGTCTCGGTCTTGGCCGCGTCGAGCTCGGCGGCGGCCTCGGCCGCGGCGGCGGCCTGCTCCCGCTCGACGTAGGCATCCCACTCGGAGCGGGCCACGTACCACTTCTTGCCGACCTTGAAGCCGGCGAGCTTGCCGGCCCGGATAAGGCCGTAGACCTGCCAGTAGGTGAGGCCCGTGGCGGTGCCAAGAGCCTCGATGGTCTCGATGTCTTCCACGATGGCCTCCCATGGTGGAACGGGGCGGGCCGTTCCTTTGGCGGTGGCTGGGCCATCTTGGTACTCGTTGGCGAACGCGTCTAGAGGACGACGTTGTGGACAAGCTGTGGCGAATGGTGTGACGACGCCGGCGTTTTGGTGTATCTAGTAGGACATTGGAGAAGCGAGGCGGAACTTGTCAGACGTGGTCACGAGGTAGACAATGGCGTTGACCGATGGAAGCGCAGAATCGTCGATGCCCCAGAAGGGCCCGGCGGGTGAGGCGGGAGGAGCACAAAGCAATGGCGCGCGCCCCAGGCAAGTGATGGGAGCGGCCGAGCTGGCCGCCGCGGTACAGGCGAGCCCGGGCCGGACGTGGACGCAGAGCGAGCTGTCGCGACGAACGGGTCTGTCCACGCGCACGCTGCGGATGCTGTTCGACCCGGCGAGCGAGCGCCACGTCAATCGGGCCACGGTGGCCAAACTGGACGAACCGTTGGGCTGGCCCCCGGGTACGGCGTGGCGCGTCTACGCCAAGGGGCGCACGGTGGCCGTCGGCGAAGTTGTGGGCGACGTCGACGTGGCGCCGGCGCTGGAGCACGGGGCCGTGCCCCGGGAGCGGGCGGCCGAGCACATCGACTATCTCGAGGCCCGACTCAACTCGCTCGAGGATCAACCGCCGTGGCTGGCGGAATGGGTCGGCGCATTGCGGCGACTGTCGCCCGAAGTCCGGGCCACTGCGCTGGCCCTCGTGCTCCGCCTAGCCGACTCCTCCGGCTGACGAGGTCGGCCCAAGCGTCGAGGGTGTCGTCGGCGTAGTCGTCGCCACCCTCGGCGCGCAACACGGCGAAGAAGTTGACGGCGAGCTCGGTAACGAAGGCGAACTGGTCGAAGTCGTCAACGTCGTGGCCGAAGCCGAAGTCGGGATCGTACTGGCGGGCCATGGCTCAAAGCTCCCCCGGAGTGATGAGGCGGTCACCCTACAGCGCATCCCGGGGCCCTCTCGTTGGGCCCGTTTCGCTCGTCAGGGCCGGCGCCGGTCGGTGACGTCCCAAAAACGCTCAAGGGCGGCTTCGGCCTCGTCGTCGGCGAGATAGCGCCGGGGCATGCGGTGGTCGGACCAGCCGCCCACGACCTCGAGGGAGAGCACGTCGCCGCCGCGGCGCAGGTAGTTGGAGGTGAAGCCGCGCCGGAGTTGGTGGGCGCTCACGGGGACACCGGCGGCGGCGGCGGCCCGGTAGATGACGTCTTGGACGGCGCGGGTTTGGAGGCGCCGGTCACGAGCCCGGGTGTGGCGCTCCCGGCCCACGAACAGGGGGCCGGGCTGGCGGCCCCGGAGCTTGAGGTAGCGGTGAAGGTAGCGGGCCGTTTCGGCCTCGAGGGGGATGAGGCGGGGCTCTTTGGCCTTGGTGGCGTCGGGCCACAACTTGATGACGATGCGACCGTCGGGTCGTTCGACGACGTCGTCGAGGTCGATGCCGGGAAGCTCACCGACGCGACAGCCGGAACGGAACATGAGGCTCACCATGGCCAGGTTGCGGCGGGCCCGTTCGGCCTCGCCCCCGCCCCGGCGGAGGCGGGCCGTGGCCGCGATGTGGGCGATGAGGCGGTCGACCTCGTCGTCACGGGCCCGGCGGGTGGTGGGCTTGGCCGACACCTTGGGCGGGCGCACGGTGACCATGGGGTCGGCGTCGAGGAGGCCGGCGCCGTGGGGGGCCGGGGTGGCGGCCCAGCGGTAGAAGGCCACGACGACCTGCCACTCCTTCTTGCGGGTGGACGGGGCCTTGCCGGCGGCCTCGCGCCCCGCCAGGTAGGCCCGGAGGTCTTTGCGGTCGGCGTCGAGCACCTTGACGCCCCGGGCCGTGAGCCAGACGTGCCAACGGGTCAAGACGTTGTGGGCCACGACGAGGGTGGAGCGTTGCCAGCCGACCTCGTCGAGGAAGTCGTCGAGGTCGGGGTCGGTGAGGGCGGTTGCCGCCATGGGAGAGCCTCTCAGGGTTATGGTCGCGGCCCGTTTTTGGCCTTGGGTTATGGTCGCGACCCCGTTTTAGCAGGCGTCGCGGTGGCCCATCTCCGACACGTTCTCCCAGGTCAGACCCTATTTTTGAGCGGACGACGGGATTCGAACCCGCGACCCTCACCTTGGCAAGGTCAAGTTGGGCTTTCTCGCGCCATTGCTTGGACCAACTAGGCATAGCACGGTAGTCGTTGATGTATGTTGGTGCAAGTTGGAGCACGTAGCTCTCGTAAGGTTATTGGCGCGGCGTCTCACGAGGAGGTAGCAACATGCCGACGGATACCGTCGAGCTCGAGGTGAGCCGATGACCGACTACACGCGCTGCGGCACCTACGGGCACGCATGGTTCGAGGCCGACTCGGATTGGCGCACCGAGGTCGGCGTACCGCTCACGTTGCGGTGCGAGCGATGCATGACCGAGCGGCGCGACGCCGTCTCGCGCTCCACGGGCGAGCTCGTGTCGCGCCACTACGTCTACCCGGAGGGCTACCGCTACTCGGCGGGCACACGACCGAGCCGCGACGGATTCCGGCTCGCCCTCCTCGCCCTGCGCACACAAGAAGCCGGGCGCCGACGGCGCACCTCGAGCGCACGGAAGGCGTCGTAATGGCGGCGTTCACGGTCGGCGACGACGGATTTTTCCATTGCCCCGAGGCAGGGTGCAAGGCGGCCTACAAGTTGCCTCAGCACCTCGGCCTCCACCTGAGCCACACGCACGGGCGCGAGGGCCAGTCGAAGGCGGCCAAGGCACGGCAAGTGGCCAAGGCGCGCTCGATCTCGAAGGCCTTGCCACCGGCGTTGCCGATGAAGCGGGCGAGCTCGATACTGCCGGTGCCGGTGAAGCGGGCGAGCCCGATGGGCTCGAGCACCAACGGCCGGGCACCGCTCGAGGCTAAGGCCGACGACATTTGCCTCGCCCTCCTCGGTGAGCTCGCCCCCAGCGGCTACGTGCGGCTCGGAGCCATCGGCCCCTATGTGGAGTGGGTGAAGGCCACCGAGACGTTCCTCGAGAAGGTGAGGGCGCTGTCATGACCAGCTACGGGGGTGGCGAGCCGACCGATGAGGAGCTCGAGGCCATGCGCAAGCGCGAGGCCCTGCGCACGCTCAAAGACGACTACATACCGTGCCCGTACTGCCAGGGGCCCTCGGGCCTCGAGCTCCTCCACGCCGGGTCCACGCTCGAGCACTGGTGCCCCGATTGCGACGCCATGGTGCCGTTCGGCTAGTGAGCACGGTGATTGCCCTCCTCGACCTGCGCACGCGCGTCTTGCACGCGGCCGGCGCCCGGCATGCCACGGCGCGCTGCGGGGTGGTGATGGGCGATCCATGGACGGCCGGGCGCGCCGACGTCCTCGCCGGCCGGGCGGCCGAGTTGTGCCCCGGATGTTGGCCGGAGTGGGCACCGTGAAGCTCACCCGCGCCGACCTCGAGCGGCTCGCCCACGAGATGCATGACACGGCCGCCGGCGTCAAGACGATCGCCGACGCCCTCGAAGAGACCGGCACGGCCTCGGTCTGGTACCCGGACCACTCGCTCACAGTGCGGCTCGCCGTCCTCCTCGACGTCGTGAAGGCCTAGGAAGGCGCAGGAGGGCCGAGAATGACGGGGTGCGGGACTTGGGCGCCGTCGTCGTTGTCGTCGCCCTGGGCGTAATCCTGGGGCTTCTCCTCCCCCGTTGTGACCTCGACGTCGAGGGCCCACCACCGACCTCGGCCCCAACCACCGACCTCGTGCACCTCACGCCGGCGCGAAACGGGGCCCTACGTTCGCCGTAGAGCCTCGATCGCGGAAGGGCCTGGATGATGGTGGCCGGCGTCGACCTCGGGCGTTTGCGTTGTCGGTCATGACCGTGAACCGTCGTTAGGGGATAGGGTCGCCCGTTTCCGTATCGCTGCTCGTTTGGAGAACACAAGCAACACCGAATGAGCACTACGCACCCCGTTGAATGTTGCCGTCTTGGCTGGACCTGAGGGGCGAACGTGGATCAGTTCGTCTTCGAGCCGTAGTCCATGTTCCCGAGCGGCGGCGATCACCACGGACGGCATGTGCACAAAGTCGCGCTTACCGTTCTGGAACGGTTGACACTTGAGAAGGACGATTCCACCGCGTCGCGTGACTCGGGCCGACTCACTTACGCCGCCTTCGACAAGGTCGACCAGATCATGTCGATTACCTGGCGCTCCGCCGCTGTAGCGGGTGCGAAATCGCTCGTTCACGCCGTTATCAAGCGTCCGACGTCCGCACACGTAGGGCGGGTCGAATGCCACGACGTCGACCGATGCCGACGATTCGGGTAGCGAACGGAAGTCGACACCATCGAGCGCTATGTCGTGGGTTATCAACCGTGCAGGGCGGACATGCGTCCACCAGAGCCCGCGGCCGTAGGTAGGGTCGAGCACAATGTCGGCGTCGAGTCGCAGGTAGCCGATCGAAGCAACGGCCGCTAGCAGTTCACCGTTCGAGCGCCAGCGATGAGCGCTTCGGACACCGTCGAAGGGTGCCCCACAATCGGCGGTCGGGGTCATGACCGCGAACCGTCATGCGCCGAGACCTGCCGGCGCCGGCGGTACATCTCGGCTTGGTGGTCGGCCCAGGCCTTGGCGCACTTGGGGCACAAGACCTCGCCGGCGCGTTGGTGACGCCGAGCGGCGGCGACGGTGCCGTGCGGCTTGAGCTTGCGCGGCGGCGCTCCGCGCTGGGCGTCGCGGTACTGAGCGAACCTCGAGCGCTTGGTGGCGGCGGTCATGGCATGTGCTCCTCTACTTGGTAGCGGCCGGCGGCGATGTCGGCGAGCCGGAGGCCGGTGACTTGGCCGATGCGCCATGAAACGGCGACGTCGAAGCTCTCGAGGTCAACCGAGACGATGGTGCCGCGCCGGCCCTTGAGGGCGGTGTCGATGATGGTGGCGCCCTCGAGCGTCATCGGGCGATCACTCGCACTCGGACCTTGAGGCCGATGGACGTTTCCGACCAGCCACCGCGGTCGAGGTCGGCGATGAGCCAGCGGCGGGCGCCGTGGGCGGCCCGACCGACTTGGTGGTCGAGGCCGGCGGCCGGGCAACCAAGCTCGTCGACGAGAATCATGCCCTCGAGGAGCTCGGAGCCGAGGAGCTCAACGGTCGCCGGCGTGGCGAGCGTGTCGATGCCGGAGAAGTCCTCGGTTCGGAGTGCGGTGTTGCTCATGTCTCTATTAAACACCATCTCGCACCAGGTGTCAACACCTAAGCGCACATTACGCGAAAAAGCCCCCGGTCGAGGCCGGGGGCTCGAGCTCGAGGGCGCCCTAGACGGGCGCGCCCTCGACGGTGGTGCACGTGGAGTGGAGCACGTACCGCCCCATGCGGATGGTCATGCCATCCACGCCGGTCACGCGGCGGAAGGCCCCGCGGTGCCAGATGTAGTCGCCCTCGACGAGGGCGAAGATGGACCGGCTCGCGCCGGCGGCGGTGGTGGTGAGGGTGGAGGCGGTGTTGCTCATGTCTTTAGTCAACACCATCTCGCACACGATGTCAACACCTAGGCGCACATTGGGCCGAACGGCCTACGCGCAGGTCAGCCGAACAGATTGATTTGAGCGGCGAACTGTTGCGCCGCGGTCACATGATCGCCGTCGATCTCGAAGACCTTGGCGATGCCGGGGCCGGTGACCGTCAACGTGGCAGTCTGGTTCTTTTTCGGTGCGATAACGGCGAACGGTCCGACTAGCGCCCAGCGGGTGACCGTCTGGCGTTTGTGGAGCGACCCGGCGCCGACCTCGGCCGAGTAGCCCACGAGCGGCACTTTCCGACCGCTCACACCGGTGATGGTCCGGTGCTTGAGGTCGAGCACGAGGAGGGCGCCCTTGGCCTTGAGCGTCAGCTTGCTCATGAGATGCCGGCCTTGCGCGCGAGCAGGAAGGCGATGGAGGCGATGGCCGCGCGGAGTTGGCGAACGTTCCCCGCGGCGTCTTGGTAAGTGGTCATGGCCGTCATTCAACACCCCATCACGCATCAAATGTAAACACCTTCTCGCACAAAGGGCCGTTCGGCCCATCCTCGAGGAATGTGCGGTTTGGTGTTGACAAGGTGTGCGGCGTGGTGTTGAATGAGGGCATGACAACGAACCCCAACCCCAACCGGCCCACGAGCCGCTACTACCGCACCACTCGGGCCCGGTCGACGGGCGTGGACGTCACCACGGCCCACGGCCTCGAGCTCGGCCTCGACGTCGAGACCGAGGGCCCTTGGTACAACGTGTGCGACACGCACGGCTTTATCTGCTCGCACACATCGCTTGCCCTCGCCCGAGCGTTCGCGTCGGCGCCCGAGGAATGGTGCGCCGTGTGCCGCGGTGACGAGCCGGCGGCCTACTAGGCCGTGTGGCCCATTGTGCGATTTGGTGTTGACATGACGTGCGGCATGGTGTTTACTGACGTTGTGCCCACCACCACCAACACCGAGGCCGGCATCGCCGGCGGAAAGGGGGCCATCATGGCTTCCACCATCACCTTCCTCGTCGAGTGCCCCTGCGGGTGCGGCACGGCCGTCACGGCGCAGGACACCGGCTTCTCGGCCACCACGGTCGAGATCGAGGCTTGCCCGATGTGGGCGGCCAACGGCATCGTCACCTCAACGATGCGCAAGTCGTGGGCCTACTCCCACGCCATGCCGGTCTCGGCCGGTTGGGCCCATCGCGACGGCCTCGTCACCTTGACGGGGTGACGAGCTAGCTTGGCGGTGCCGCCACGCCGTAACGGCGAGATTCCGAGGTTGGCGGACGGAGACATGGGAGGCCTCGCCTACGGGCGGGGCCTCTTGCGCGTCCTACGGTCATTCGGGATCGTCCAAGAACACAATGCGGGTCTTGCCGTTGTGACCGTGGACATGGTCGATCGAATCCATGCCCCGCTCGTAGTGAACGACCGACGACGGCCATTGGCTGACCCAATGAAGCACGGCCACGTCATCGGTGAACAGCACGCCCTCGGCCACCACACCAGTGCCCGACACACCCGTCACATCCTCATCTCGGTGCAACTCGAAGCGACGGGCGGTCATCGGCGCTCGAGGTTAGGTGAGCTCGAGGGCGCGGCGGAGGGGCATGCGGTGCCCTCGAGCTCCCGCCCAGCCTGCCAGGCCGCCGGCCGTCGAGCCGAGGCAAGGGGCTGAAGCCCTCCGGTTGCCTCGGCCCGACGTCGGAGCCCGCGTGTCACAGTAGGCGGCTCTACTCCCCGAGCTCGCGGTCGGCCTCCTCGCGCTCGATGCGCCATCGGTAGTGACGTCGGAAGGAGTTGACACCGCCGAGCACGGCGACGCACAGGGCGATGGCGAGGGTGAAGGTCTCGGGGTCATGGAGGTCGCGGTCGGTAAAGACCGCAGTGATGGTGAGGCCGGCGATGGCGGCGAGCACGATGACGGTGAGGCACACGAGGGCCACCGCGCGGGCATCCATGCGCTCAGAGGAGGAGCAGGCCGACGGCGATGCCGCACACGGCGAGGGCGACGAGCACGGGCTCGGTGACGATGACGGCTTTGGCCCGCCATGTCGGGAAGATGACGGCGAGGAAGGCGACGATGCCGGCGATGAGGAAGATGATGTCGGCGGCGTCGGTATCGCCCGAGGCGATATCGGCGAACATCACGAGCTCTCGCTCTCGTCGGGCTCGGGCTCCTCGTCAGGCTTCTCGTCGGGCTCGAGCTCGTCGGGTTGTTCGATCGTTGCCATGGTGGGCCTCCTCGTTGATGGGTGATGCGGTGAACGGTGGACTACGGGTTCTCGTAGCCGGCGGCTTTGGCCTCGGCGGCTTTTTGGGCGGCGTGATTGCCGATGGACAGGGCGACCACCGAAAGCAACAGGGTCACGAGCGTTGTGACTCGCACGTAGGCCTCGAAAGTCATGACGAAGTAGCCGACGACGAACGGCGGGATGAACACCAGGCACCACAGGTACTTGAGGACGCGATTGCGGCGTGCCTCGGCGTGGGCCTCGAGCGCGAGCCGGTCGGACTCAGACGTCACCAGGGTCGGTTCCGGCAACGGCCCCGTAGCCGTCGAGGGCGCCGACGGGTTGGACCCACGACGGGTTGCGGATGATGTCGCCCAGGACCGAGGAGAAGACGGCGCCGTCGCCGGTGTTCTCGTAGACGGCCGATTGGACGCCGAGCTCGGTGGGAAGGTGGTAGCGCCACGGCCCGGCCCACTGCCAAACGGCGTTGAAGCGGAAGTAGCCGGGCGAGCCGGCGGGTTGGGTCTCGTCGACATGGATGATGCACTTGGCCATGTCCTCGTCTCCTTCTAGGTCGGGGCCCGGGGGTGCCGGCGTCGGTGTCGTACCTCGGTGTTCGTTGACGAAACCGCGCCAGGTGTCGAGATTCCATGTGCTCGAGCCGACGAGCTCGGGTTGTCGTTGCCATGGGCCGGCGGGGTCGATTTTGGAGTTACAGCCACCGTTAGGCGGCCCGGTGGTGGCGTGGAGGTAGACGTCATCGTCGACGTTCCAGCCGTAGAAAGCGCACAGGGCGGCCACAACCGAGGCGTAGCTGTTGGTCATGGCGTCGGACCAGTACTCGCCCACTCCCGAGTTGCCGGCCTCGATGCCGAGCAAAAGAGCGTTCATGTCGGCGCATCCACTCATGTCGATGCCGGGGCGCCGGCCCTTGCCGCCATGGTTACAACGGCCGGCAGCGATGAGGTAGACGGTGCCGGCCCGGCCGAGGTACAGCGAACTGATGGGCCCGGGAGCCTCGGCGTTGCCGGCGAGGATGCAACCGATGTCGGTGGCGTCGCTACAGCCCTCGGGAGAGGCGGTGTGATGGCACAGGATGCCCTCGGGGTCGAAGCCTCCGGTGGATGTCGGCCGGCCTCGAGTACGCCAGTCTGCGGCCCCGGTGGGGTCTGCTGAGGAGTGACCGACAGGGGTGTAGGTGATGCCGGCGGTCTCGAGGGCTAGGTCGAGGTCGTCGAGCCAGCGGTAGTAGGTCATGGTGCGGCCTCGAGGATGCGGCGCACGACGGGGTGGTCGGCAAGGTTCCAGTCGGGATCGTTGGCGAGCTCGTTGGCCACGGCGACGGCGCGGGGGCCCGGCGTGCCCCGCACGCGCGCCAAGTAGCGCAAGAGCATGAGCACGAGCTTGATGCGCTCGAGCGGTACGCGGGCGTAGATGCGGTGGATGCCGCCATCGTCGGATGTGGTCTCGTCGAGGGTGCTCATGGCGTGGACCTCCTAGGCCGGCGGCGTGGTGGTGACGGTGACGGTCGAGGGCACGTCGAGCTCGGGCCCTCCTTGGTTCCAATGGACGGCACCGACGAGCTCGACGTAGTCGGCGGTGACGACGGCCGGCGCAATGACGTAGTAGTCCTGCCAACGGCCCACGTCGTCGATGTCGATGAGGCGCACGATCCAGCCGACGTCGAGGGTGGCAAGCTCGACGGTGCGGTCGACGGCGTTGGCGTCGACGAGCGAGAGCCACAGGGTGCCGACGTCGGTTTGGGTGCGCTCGAAGCACACGATGCCCGGCCCGGTGGGTGGGGTGGTATTGGCGGTGAGGTTGTACTCGAGCTCGGTGGGCGGCGATGGAGCCTCGCGGGTGTAGTTGGCGTGGTTGGTCATGGCCGCGCTCGAGCTCTCGACCCACACGGCGAGCATGCCCGGCGGGCCGACAGGCATGCCGAAGCGGAGGTAGTCGCCGGTGGGGTTGATCTCCGACGGTTGCACGTACTGGTCGCCGGCCCACACGCGATCAGATTGGGCGAAGCCTTGGCCGGCGACGGTGACGGTGATGAGTTGGTCGCCCGGCCCCGAGTCGGGTTGGACCCAGTCGAGCTCGTAGACGGGGTCGAGCGCTTGGACGGTGAGGTCGAGGGTGTTGGAGACCTGGCCGTCGGGGTTGGTGACTTGGACGGGGAAGGCGCCCGGAACTTCTCGGCCGAGGATGGGGGCTCGAAGACTGGTGGGGCCGTCGAAGATGGTGGAGTGCGGTTCGCCGTTGACGGTGAGGATGACCTCGGGGTCGAAGTGCTCGCCGGTGACGACGACCTCGCCTCCGATGGTGCCGTCGGGGATGTTCGAAGGTGCCAGTAGGAGCAGGCTGGGCGCCGGCGTGAGCGGCGTGCCCGAGACGGTGGGGACGGTGGCCCATTGGCCCTCGAGGACACGCACGCTCGAACCGTCGTCAAGGGTGAGAGTCATGTCCCATTGGCCCACGGTGTCAGGCAGGGCCCACGTCACGGCGACGGGGAGCTCGAGAGCCACCGAGCCGTCCTCGAGGGTGCTCGAGGGAATCTCGACGACGAGCGGGCCTCCGGTGGTGGTGCCGTCGGCGTCGATGACGAGCGGGTAGTCGTACTCGTAGGCGGCCAGCACCGACGCCACCGAGGCGGGCTCGGCAAGTTGGAAGACGTCGGCGACTTTGACGGTGACGGCGAGCTCCCACCATTGCCCGGTGCCGAAGCGCACCTCGACCATCGCGCCCGACGGCGTGGGTGTCACCGAGTGCACCACGTCGATGGTCTCGCCCGTCACCACGTGATCGCCCGGGACGAGCGCGTCCGCCCGGCGCGTGGTCGGAGAGGGCGTCCAGAGGGCGTAGGACAGCCGCCACGTCGTGCCCCGCTCGATGATGGCGTCGAGGTGGGCGGCTCGGACAGGGAAGACGGTGACATCCAAGGGTGGCTCCTTTCAGGCGAAGGCGGCGGTGGCGTAGAAGCCGCTCATGTAGAGGTCGAACTCGCCCGAGATGGCGAGGTGGCGTCGGGCCATGAGACCTTCAGTGCCGGGCATGCCGATGGCGAGGGCCGGTGGCGCGCCCGAGCCACCGCCGATGTGCTCGTCGTGCAGCCCGAGACCACCGATGGAGCCGGCGGTCGGGTCGACCACGTAGCCGACACCGAAGCCACCTTGGCTGGTCGGCACGAGCGGCGGCTCGATATACAGCACGTCGTCGGGGTCGCTGGTGCCCAGCAGCACCCGTAGCGAGGTGTAGAAGCGGCACGAGCCGTACTCGTGGCGGAAGCCGCAACCACGGTTGGCGGTGAGGGCGTAGACGGCGGCGCCCATGTGCACGACGGGCACCCACGGTTGGAACGGCTCTTGGAGGATTGCCCACTCGCCATGCCATAGGGCCAACGTCATCTCGCTGTTGGCCCAGGCGAGCATGCCCTCGACTTGGGCGCTGACGTCGCCGTCACGATCGGCAATGGTGGCGTAGACGCGATAGCTGGCGGCGGTGCGAATCGAGTCGACGAGATTGCCGAGGTCGTTGAGGGCGGTGACGATCTCGTTGTGATCGCCGGGATGGCTGCCGAGCAGCGGCGTGGAGTTGGTGCGTCCCGGCGGCGGCAGGATGTCGTGGAGGTCGGTCATGGCAGCAGTTGCCTTTCTCGCTTCCCGCCGAGCTCGACCGACACGGTGACGGCGACGGGTACGGCGTCATGGTCGACCGACCACGCCACGGTGAGGGCGCCGCTGTAGGCGGTCGACAAGTAGAGCGTGAGCGTGGTGGTAGTCGTGTCGATTTGCGCCACCATCGGCCCGCCGACGGTGGTGCCCACCACGGTGGCGTGGGCGACGCGGGTGGCTCCCATCGTTACGGGCACGGTGATCGAGCCGACTCCGGCCGAGAACGTCACGGTGGCCACGCCCACTTGGCGTTGGTACTGCGTGACGGTCGGGTCGGCGCCGCTGGACGAGGCGAGCACCTCGAGTTGGCCGACCGGCGTCCACGGCGTTTCTTCGATGAACGTGTGCGGCGGCCCGTTCACTCGGATGACGTCCGGCGTCACCTCGACCTCGGTGGCGTGGGTCTGGTCGTCGTTCACGGCCCGCACGGCGGCGTATGGCACCGTCGGGCTGGTCGCCTCGGGGGCGCCGAAGTGGGCCACGAAGCCCGACTCGGTGTGGCCGGTGCCAAGCGCGCGAAGCTCGGCGGCGACCTCGTAGCCCGACGAGCGCATGCCGAAGACACCGAGCATGGAATCGCCCGGGTAGTGCGGGTCGTCGGCGGCCATGTCCTGGTAAACGCGCCCGGCGATCTCGTTGCACGTAAGGGCGAGGTTGGCCCCCGTGCCGTTGGGGGCCGTGCCGTCATAGGGGTCGTTGGACAGCGTGAACGAATCGAGCTCTAGCCAGCCCTGCGGAAACGGGTATTGCACGATGCGCGATGAATACGAATGCGTTGGGTTTTCGCGGTCGAGCCACTCGCCCTGGTTGCTCCATGCTTCGCTCGGACCTTGGAGGTAGAAGCGAACCTCGTCGGGCCATGTGCGGTTGAGCTCGACGCGCAGGTTGGGCACACCAGCGGTGCGGATGGGCCACGTCACATCGCCGGCGTTGGGACTCCATTGCAGCGAGCCGTCGTCGGACACGATGAGGCCGTGTCCGATGTTGGAGGGCACCGCCCAGTCGGGTAGTTCGGGCGGCGACTGGTAGGCCGGTTCGATGTGGCCGCCGGCGAAGGGAACCGAGCCGGCGGGAATCACCGTCGGGGTGGTCGAGCGCAGACCGGAGTCGGCCAGACGCACCATCGGCGCCGGGATGTCCTCGAGGTGCAGCGTCATTTCCAGCACGTCGGCGATGCGCCACTCGACGCCACGCAGCCATTCGGTGTCGACGACGGTGGGACCGTCGCGCACCTCGACGGTGCAGCGGTCGCCGAGCCAGACGCCGTGCCACAGTGCCCACGACCACGCCGGATTTCCGACCTCGGGCGTGGTGGCCAGGTTGGTGAGGGTGTAGCGCCGAGTCTTGGAGCGGCGTACGACCCAGGTGGCCCAGTCCTCCACGTCGGTCTGGTAGCGCAGCATGAGGTCGGTCACCGAGTACTCGTGGACCTCGGCCTCGTCCGACAGGCTCGGGTCGTCGATGATGACCTCGGGACCGTTGCCCTGGCCCCGTTCCACCACGAGCGTGACGTTGTCGGCCAGGTGCCCGGGCGTGAGCACGGGCGCCATGGCCTTGCCCCGGAGCAGAACCTCCATGAGCGAGTCGTTGTCGATCGCCTCGACGACCACTTTGGTGCCGCTCGACGTCGCTTGGAGGTCGGTCGACGGGTCGTTGGTGATGGTCTGCTGGCCAACCTTGGTCCAGTCGGCAGCCAACGCCGGGAAGCGGACCCACGTCTCCACCGAGAGCTTGTCGACGTTGGGTTGGAGTTGCAGCTTGAAGCCGTAGCTTTCGCCCGGCTGGACGTGCCATTGCGTGTAGGCGATCTGGCGGTGCAGGTCGTCGAAGGCCCGGCCCGACCATGGCGGTTGGGGCAGGTAGTTGGTGCGCTTGGTGATGCCCTTGGTCGCCTTAACGTCGGAATAGAAGTTGTTGTCGTCGGAGACCTCGTCGATGGCGGTAGCTTCGATGTGGTCACAGTCGACGAACCACTCGAGCCCGACGGTGGTGATCGTGTCGAAGGGCTGGTATGTGAAGTAGTCGCCGAAACCGTCGTGGTCGACGGGGTCCACGGCGGGCTGCCACCAGAAGTAGGCGAGGTCGCTAGAGGCGACCTTGTTGACGAGGTCGAGCACCTTGCCGCCCGGTGATTGCATCATGCGATGCGAGGCCGTCGCTTCGACCACCGTCGAGTAGCCGGTGCCGGCCGGTGAGTGCACGAAGCCGACCAGGGTCGAGACGCGATAGTTGCCGGGGGCGCCGTCGCGCAGGCCCCGAGGCCAGTCGGCGTCGCTGGTGGCGGTGTCGTTGTAGTCGGGCACCTCTTGGTCGACGAGGCGCACCAGCCCGTCGCCACACGTCCAGTTGGTCACCAGCGAGTCGGCCATCGGGTCGCGCTCTTGGCTCATGAGCCAGCCCGAAAAGATGCAGTCGATGCCGTCGGCGTGGACGGTGCGTGGATAGCCGCCGTAGAACTCGGGCGGGGTCGAGCCGTAGGCGCCGGGGAAGCCGTAGCGGGTGGCGTCGTCGGTGGGCGGGTGGTCGGGATCGGAGACGTAGCCGACCCACACCCGTACCGGCTTCCATCGTTGGTAGAGCGGCAGGCCCGTCGGTGGGATGGGGCCGTAGCGGCCGTCGACGTCGCGCAGGGTGATCTGCGCTTGGCCCGCTTCAGCGGTGGGGACCAGCGTCGTGCCCGAGGTGTCGCCGGTCCTGATACTGCACTCGATGACGTCACAGGTGAGGTCGCGCCAGGTGCCGTCGATGAGCGTTTCGGCCCGCAGCACGGCGCCGTCGTCACGACGGTGGTAGAGCCGGCCCGAGCCAGCCGGGTACTCGATGAGGTGCTCGTCGACGGGCGCCACGATGCTCGTGGCCACCGCGCTGGCGTCGAAGGTGAGCGACGTCGCCCCCGACGCCGGGTAGATGCCCGTGGCGATCGCGCTGGCGTCGAAGATGAGCGCCGTCGTACCCGACGCCGGATAGACAACTGTGGCCACCGCGTCGGCGTCGAAGATGAGCGACGTTGCCCCCGACGCGGCAATGATGCCGGCCGGTGTGGCGCTGGCGTCGAACGTGACCGACGTGGTGCCCGACGTCGGATAGACGACCGTGGCGGTGGCCGAGGCGCCGAAGGTGATCGACGTCGCCCCCGACGTCGGATAGGCAACCGTGGCGGTGGCGATAGCACCGAAGGCGATCGACGTCGCCCCCGACGCCGGGTAGGCAACCGTGGCGGTGGCCGAGGCGCCGAAGGTGATCGACGTCGTACCCGCTGCCGCGACCACGGTTACAACGGCTACATCCCCCAGGAATGAGCACGTGTCGCCCGATTGGAGAATGAGGTCGTCCCATATGGACGACGACGCGCCAGACACAAACGCTAGGTCGATCGTGTCGAAGACGGTTTTGGTGCCGGCGTTCTTGGTGTCGATGTTGGTGCCCGACGCCACGACGGTGCCGTTCACGCGCACGGTGGCGAAGCCGGTCGTGTCGTGCAACTTGACCTGCAGCTCGACGTAGTACCAAGACCCGGCGGCGATGACGCCGTTCGCACTGCTGACTCCGATACCGAGCACGCTCCGCAGCACCGACAGCGCGCCCAGGTTCGAGAGGCGTAGCCGTATGTGGTCGGTGGCTCCGGAATCGGAGCGTAGAAACACAAGGTCGCTGACGAACGGTCCCCCGGTGAACTTCAGCGCGAAGCCCAGCGTCACTGTGTCGGTCTGCAAACCGCTCGGAATGGCGTAGCGGATATTCGCACCCGTCGGTGCCATCTCCACGCCGGTACCGGTGCGACCGGTGACGATCGACGGTGTCGTGCCCGCGACCGTCGACCAACTGGTCAGATTGTTGAACGGCTCGCGGAGAACTTCCGAACAGGTCACGACGCGCGAACCATGCCCCGCCTAATCGGCCGTGACCGTGACTGCGCCCGCAGCGAACGCGACCGTGGCGCCGGCCGTAACAGTCTGTGATGCGGCGAGCGCTCCGGTGAACAGTGAGTTACCGGCCGACACAGCGTCACGGATCGAGAAGTGCGTGATGGTCACGGCGGGCATGCCGGCGAAGTTGACTGCGCCGCTTGACGCCGCGGTCGCCGGTGTGGTGCCCGACGAGGCGGCGAAAGCGATTGTCTGGCGGGCGTAGCTGCCGCCGGCGACCTCGCTGGCGGTGCCGGTGTCGCCGGGGTCGGCAGTGTGCAACGCCAGATACAGTGCCGCCGGCTGGCTAAAGGCGGTGTTGCGGAGTGCGTGGTCGAGCACCTTGGCTTCGAGGTAGTCGGTGGCGGACATGGGTTAGCTCCTCACTCCGGCGAGACGGTTGAGTTGGTGGTTACCCTTGCGCACGGCCTTTTGGAGGGCGAAGCGGTCGGTGCCGAAGCCGGCATTGATGGTCTGGCGATGGTTGACGACGGTGGTGGGCCCGGTGGGGCCGGCGGGGAAGAAGTCGCGCAGGCGGTCGAGGGGTAGGACGACCTCGGCCTTGGAGTGCTCGCCAAGGAGGGCGAGCATGGGATTGGTGACGATGCCGCCGGTTGCCATCGGGAACAACGGCAGGCTCGGGAGCGAGATGGTGTTACCGCCGATGGTGCCGTCGAAGGGGATGTCGATGGCAGGCAGGGTGATTGAGTTGTGGTCGTTCCAGAATCCCGCGACCGCGTTCCACACCTTCTTGATGGGCCCGATGACGTTGTCGTCGAACCATTTGGCGATGCCGCCGAAGGTGTCCTTGATCCATGACCACGCGTGATCGAAGGGAGCCTTGACCAAGTTCTCGAGAGTCGACCACGTGTTGGTAAACCAGTCGATGACGGGTTGGAACCAGCCGGTGACGGTGGAGAGCACGGTGGAGAAGGTCGAGGTGATGGTGTCCCACGCGCTCGTGAGCGGGCCCGTGAGGAGGCCGGTGATGGTCGACCACGTCGCGGTGATCCAGTCGAGGGCTCCTTGGAACAGGCCGGCGAAGAAGCCCGCCACGTCGCTGAGGAGCACCTTGAGGATGTCGAAGGCGACGGTAAACGGGTTGGTGATGAAGTCGACAAGGTTGGCCCACGAGCCGGTGAAGAAGTCGACGACGGCCGAGAAGGCGCCCGAGATGAAGTCGACGAAGCCGGCAAGGTCGGTTTGCACGGCGTCGAAGGCACCGCGGAAGGGGGCGGTGATGATGTCGACAAGGTTGCCCAGCACGGCGCCGATGATCCCGATGGCGCCGAGGAAGATGTTGGCGATGGCCTCCCACGCGCCCGAGACGATGTTTTTGACGCCATCCCACATGCGCGACCAGTCGCCGGTGAACAGGCCGGCGATGATGTCAAAGACTCCTTGGATGACGCGGAGCACGCCCTCGAGGATGGCGCGCAGGGGGCCGATGACGGCCTTGACGACGTCGAGCACGAGATGCCACGTGGCGGTCCATATGGGCGTGATGAACTGCACAAAAGCCTTGACGGCGGTGGCGATGAGACCGAAGGCGAGCGTGAAGGCCCGGCCGAGGAACTCGAGCACGGGAATGGCCTCGCGGCCGAGTATCTGCACAAAGCGAATGAAGCCGGCGATGATCGGCTCGAGGATGGGAGCGAGAAAGTTGAAGACGGCGATGAGGGCATTGACGGCACGCTCGGCGGCGTCGCGCAGAATGTCGAAGATGGCGACGAAGGTGTCGCGGAGGTCGATGAGGATGCCGGTGACCTCGTCGCCGTACTGAGACCACAAGCCGCGCAGGAAGTCGATGACAGGGGCGGCGACAGTGGCTACGGCATCCATGGCCACGCCCACGGCCGAGCTCACGGCGTCGAAGGCGGTCGAGATGGCGCCGGTGATGCCGGCGAAGATGCCGGGCACGGCCTCGACCACGGTACGCACCACGTCGATGACGGTGCCGATGACGTCGCGGACGGTGGAGAAGGCGGCCTCGAGGGCCGGGCCCACGGCCTCCCACACGCGCACGAAGAAGCCGGCGGTGGCCTCGGCCCCGGTTTGGATGTCCTGCCACACGGTGTCAATGAAGTCGTGGAAGCCCTTGAAGCGTTGGTAAGCCAAGTAGACGCCCACGCCGAGGGCGATGATGGCGGCGACAACGAGGCCGATGACGATGACGGTCGTGCCCCCGAGGGCGGCGACGAGGAGGCCGATGCCCTTGCCAAGGAAGCCGAGGATGGAGCCGAGGGAGGCGAGGGCCTGGGCGGCGCCGACGATGAGGAGGAACGACGCGGCGAAAGCGGCGAGGGCATCGGCCGCTACTTGCACGCCGGCCGAGTGTTGATCGGCCCAGGCGGCGAGGGTGTCGAGCACGGGTTGCGCGTCGGTGGCGAAGGCCTTGATGGCGACGGTGGCGTCGGAGAAGGCTTTACCGAGCCGGCCGAGTATTTCGCCGACCGAAGTGACAATGCCCTCGAGGCTCGAGGTGTCGAGCGTGATTTTGCCGGCGAAGCCGGCCTTGAGGGCGGCGAGAAAGTTGATACCGAACGTTTTGGCCCGCTCGACGACACCCGAGAAGAAGGAGCCCACGTTTTGGGCGAAGGTTTGGAGGGCGGGAAAGACGTTGTTGATGAGGGCGTCGGTGATGGCCGCGAAGGCGGGAAGGAGGAGGGTGCCGATGCCCTCCTTGAGGTTGTTGAAGGCAACGGCGAGCTTCTCGGAGCTGGTGGCGCCGGCCTCGGCGGCCCCACCAAACTCGTGCTCGACCTCGGCGAGGATGAGCTTTTGGGCCTCGAGGGCCTTGCCGCTCTCGACGAGCACCTTGATTTGCTTTTGCTGGTCGGCGGTGAAGATGACGCCGACACGCCGGAGGGCGGTGACGCCCTTGACGGGGTCGGCGAGGGCCTTGCCGAGTTGGATGTTGGACTTGGTGAGGTCTTGGCCCAACACCTTGGACATGTCGAGGGCGACCTTGGTGGCCCGGTTGAAGATGTCGTTACCCTTGCCGGTCTCGTTGCGGACGTTGCGGAACGTGAGAAGGACGTTTTCGCCCTGCTGGATGAGCTCGTCGTCGATGCCGGTGAGGTTGGAGAGTTGAGTGGCATAGGCGTTGACCTGTTTGGCGCTCGTGAACGAGGCGGCGCCGGTGGTCTCGATGAGTTGGGCGGTGATTTTGCCGATAGAAGCCGACTGCTCGGCCTGTTTGATGGAATCGGTGAGAAAGCCGACGCTCGAGCGGGCGAGGCCGGCGAGGGCGGTGATGCCGGCGGTGACACCGGCCGAGACGAGGCCTCCGACCACGCCGGCGTGCTTGGCGAAGCGGTCGAGGTCGGAGCTGGCCGAGGCCGTGGCCCGGTTGAGGTCGGAGGCGTCGCCGAGGAAGGCGACCTTGATCTCGCGCGCCATTAGGGCCCGGCCTTGTCGAACTCGCGGGCGATGTCGTCAACGGCCTTGGTCCACGTGGCGATGATGTAGCCCGAGTCGCGCTGAATGGTGGCGTAGATGTAGTAGTCGGGCCGTTTCTTGGGCGGGAACTGCTTGTAACGGCCGACGGTGCCGAAGTTGGCGCCGATGAGTTGGCCGAGCGAGGCCCCACCGGAGAGGCCCGAGCTCGAGTTGCCCCCGAAGCCGATGGTGGGCACACGGTCGTTCTTGGGCTTGAGGCCGTCGATGAGGGGGCGGGCCTGGGCCGTCACCGCGCCACCGCCGGCGTCATCGGCGACGTGTCGGGCGATCTCGTAGGACTGCACACGGATGGCCTTGGAGGCCTCGGCGGGCATGGCCCGGAAGGCGCGCAAGGTCTCGTTGAGGCCCGTGACTTGCACTCCTACTCGCTTGGCCATCGGCGCTCACTTGGCGGTGTGCATTTTGATAGCGATATCGGTCATGGTGGCGAGGTCGGTGGGGTCTTCCTGCCACAGCACCGAGGGTGCAATGCCGGTCACAACCGAGAGCCAGGCGACCCACCAACCGACGTGGCTCTCGCCGTAGGGCGGGTGACGGCGGCACCCTTTCCGTTGGCAATCTCCTCGAGCGGAGCCATGGCGATGAGCTCGCGCTCGGCGAAGGTGTCGAAGTCGGAGGTGGTGAGCTCGAGCCGCTCGCACGCGTGCCACGTGAGCCACGTGAGGGTGGTGAGAGCCTCGAGACCGACCTTGGCGAGCTCGGCGTCGGAGGTGGGCACGTTGCCGTTGATGGTGGTCTCGAAGATGGCCATGGCGGCCTCGGCGGTCTCGTAACCGCACTCCCGGTAGCCCCGGCGTCGAAGGGCGAACAGGTCGCGTTGATCGGTCGACACCTCGACGGGCTCGGCCCGGCCCTCGAGCGTGAGGAGGTAGCGGCCGATCATGCCGACGAGCTCGGTGCGCTCGAGGTGCCAGCGCCGGCAGTCTCAGCGGCCAGGGCGTGCGCCCCGGCGGCCCACGCCGTGCCGGTCCAGTTGGCGTGGGTGTTGTCGCCCAGCACCACGTACTGGCCCGTGGTCCACGCCGTGGCCGGCGAGGCGACAACGACGGTGGGCGTGCCGGCGATCATGTCGGCGAGGTTGGCGGGCGGGTCGGAGCCGGCCGGCGTGAAGTGGCCTGGGATGCCGGCGACGGCGCCGGTGGCGGGGCCTCCGACGACGACGTGCGAGGCGGCGTCGCCGAAGGCGATGACAGGCTTGCCCTTGCACGGCAACGTGACGGCGAAGGTGAGCGGGGTGCGGGGGTCGCCCCCGATGGAGCCGGCGACGGCGGTGCACTGGCCGGTGGCCTTGGGCGGGTCGGTGCCGTTGAAGCCGAGGAAGAACCACACGACCTCGGTGTCGTGCTCGTAGAGAAACTCGTTGATGCCGTTGGCGATGTGGGGGTCTTGGAGGAAGGTGACGGCGAGGTCGTAGCTCGTTACGCCGGGCACGGTCTCGGTGGCCTCGGGTTCGCACCATGTCGCCGGGGTGGTCTTGGTGGTGGTGTTGCTGTTCCCGGTGAGCTGGCCCGTGGTGACCTGGCACGAATAGGCGACGAAGTCGGCGATGTCGAGCGTGAGGATGTCGGCGCCGGGGTCGGTGAGGGAGAAGCCGAGGAGGCCTTGCTCAATCTCGAAGACATTGCGTGACACGGGGGAGCCTCCTTAACAGGCCGGGTTGAGAGTGCCGACGAGGGTGATGGCGTAACAGGGGAACTCGGTACCGCCGATGGTGACGGTGGTGGGGTTGCACTCGTCGACACGCATGGCCGGCACCATGACGCTCTCGAGGCGGATGCTGCGGACGACGTTGCCGAAGCGGCCGACAACCAAGTCGGCGACCGAGTCAAGCTCGGCGGCATGCTCGTCGGAGGTGAGCCGGCTACCGACCACGAGCACGTGCACGCTTCCCTCGACCACGCCATGGGTGTCGGGGTGCGGGAGAAGTTGGACGCGCGGCACGCATATGGCCGGGAGCGCGCCGATGTCGTCGGGAAGGAACTGGTGCACGGGCCACGGCGCGCCCTCGAGGTGATGGGCCACCACGACGCGCATTTCGGCGAGCACGGGTTAGCCGATGCCCATGGTGAGGCCGTCGCGCTTGCGGGTGAGGAGGCCCCGGATGTCGGGGTCGGTGGAGGCGATGCGGGCGACGGTGCCGTCGGCCGAGAAGCCGGCGATGCCGTCGGGAGTCTGGCGGCGCTTGTAGAGCCTCGAGGCCAACAAAAGCACGGCGAGTTGCACCTCGGGGTCGGTGTACGCGCCCGGCATGACGCGGTCGTAAACCCATGCCGTAGCGGTCTCGAGGTCGAAGGCCAAAATGGCGTCATCGCCGGTTTGGCGGGCGCCGATCATGAGCTTCAGCGAGTCGAGGTCGGCGATCATGGCGGCGGCTCGAGGTCGGTGTCGGCGCTCGGGCTCGAGCTCACCCTCGAGCTCGAGCCGTTGCGCCGGCGGGAGGGCGAGCTCGAACTCGTGACGAGCTCGAGCTCTTGCCCCACGGTGCTCGTGCCGCCCTCGGCGACGTTCACGAGGAGGGCCGACTGGTCGAAGTACCACCAGGCCATCCAAAAGCGCTCGTCGACGGGGCGGGTGGTGGTCACGGCGCGAGGTGCACCGCGCCGTTGTGCTCAGCCGGTGCCGGCGAGCCGCCGGTGACGGCCTCCTTGGTCGTCGGGCTGTAGAAGGCCAGGGACGCGCCCACCGCCATTTGACGGCCCAGCACCGAAGGCTCCACGGTCTCGAGAAGCGGGTAGCGGTACTCGTAGGCCTCGAGGGCGGCCGAGTTGCCGACCCAGTAAGAATCGTCGGTAATGGCGTAGGTGACAACGGGCGAAAGCCCCGCCGGCCCTGCCATCGCAAACGCACCAGCGTCGGCCGTACCCATGGCGTTCTGCGCGCCCAGGAAGGGGAACATGGGCCGGCCGGCGGCGTCGACACTCGAGCCCAACCGCGACCAACCGAGTGGGCCCATGGCGATCCACTGGGCGAGCTCGCCGGTGTTCTGGTAGACGAGGGCCGAGGCGTCGAAGATGGCCTTGAGCAAGGCGGCGGCGGTGACGGTGCCGGTGGCGAGGGTCACTTTGGCCGTCGACGTTGCCAGTGCCGTCACGGCGGCGTGCTCCTCGTAGCGGGCGAGTCGCTTGCTCATTTGGTTGATGATGAGGTCGAGGCCCTGAGCAATGAACGTGAGGAGTTGCTGAGAGACGTTGATGTAGCCGCCCACGGTGATCGGGGCCACGTTGTCGGCGAGCACGTCGAAGTGCTTGGAGACGAGCTCGGCCTTTTGGAGCGCTTGCACGCCCATGGCGGTATCGACGGCGGCGTCGACCACACGGGGGCGCATGAAGGCCCACGCGTTGGGCATGGGTTGCGTGCCCAGTGCCGTCAGGAGCGGGCGGCCACCGGGCACCAAGTCGAGCACGGTGCCGACGGTGGGGATGACGAGGAGGCCAGCCATGCCTCCCGCGGTGGGGGTGGTGGCGGCGGCCGTCGTGCCCATGTGTTCCGCGGCCCGGGAGAGGTAGCGGTTGTAGCGGTGGGCGGCCTCACGGTCGGCGTGGGCGTGGAGCATGTCGTGGAGGAGCTCACCGGCGGTGCGGTAGGTCACGGTCGCCGGCGCTACTTGCGACGGTTGGAGGCGGGCCAGCCGGTCGCGGACCTCGTTGGACATGTCGAGCTCGTGCGAGATGAGGTCAAGTTGGTCGTCGATCTCGACCATTCGGGCCTGGGCCCGGGTAATGGTGTCCTTGTCCTGGTCGGACAGGTCGCGCTGGGCGTCGGCGGCCGCTTGCGTGAGGTTGCGGATGAGATTGATGCGGCCCTCTCGCTCTTGGAGGAGCCGGTCGAGCAAGACGTCTCCCACGGGAGACCTCCCTCCGATTGGGTTCCAATCTCGGGGTTGTCGCCCTCGGCTACCGGCCTGGCCCCCCATGGCCGACGGGGGTGCGGGTGGTGGTCTCGGCCTCGCGAGCCTGCGAGTCGTCGGGCCCAGTATGACCCATCGGGCCGGACTTGTCGCTACCCGTGCACGCCGCGGGCGCGCGCCGAGTAGGTGGCTTGGCGGTCCTCTTGGGCCTTGAGCCAGGCCTCGAGGTCGTCGTGCTCGAGGGTCTCTTGGGCGGCGGTGGCGACCCGGTCGGCCTCCTCGAGGGCGAGGGCCCGCATGGCCGTCACCTCGGCGCCGGCATAGGCGCCCTCGGGCTCGAGGGCGACATGGTCGAGATGGCCTTTGATGCGAAGCCGGGAACCGTCGGCTCGGACGGTGGTACCGCCGGCGAGCGGAATGAAGCCCACCGAGACGTCCTTGATGCCGCCCTCGAGCATGGCCTCGACGTCATCGACGCGCGATGGTTGGAGTTTGAAGGTGCCGTAGAGCCAGTCGTTGTCGGCGCGTAGGCCGGTCGCCCATCCCAGCTTGCTTGAGCCGTCCTGGTTGGGGTGGCCGTCGAAGAAACGGATACGGCCCAGCGTTTGGGGATGGGCGGCGCGGAGTTGCGAGGCGAACATGCTCGGCGCGATCTCCTCCGTGTAGACGTCGAGCTCACCGTTGGGCAACGGGTCACTTACGCGTGTCGGGGTGTTGAACGGGAGGAGTCTGGTCTCGAGGGTGTCGCGCGACGTCCGTGCGAACTCGGAGGCGAAGGCTCGGATAAGGAGTAGATCGGTCACGGGTCACCTCCGAAGGTGTCGCGGATGGCTTGCTCGGTGGCGACGACGAGAGGGTCGTCGTCGGTGAAGGGCTCGAGCTCGAGAATGACCTCGTCAGGGCCGAGCTCGCCGGCGCTCCAAATGCCGATGGTCTCGTCGCCCCGCTCGGGCCGGAGAACGGGCACTAGCCCTGTCCTCCCCCACCGCCGGCCGCCGGGACCGTCACCGGCTGACTCGAGGGCGCGGGCAGGATGGCGGCGGGTGGGGCGGTGTCGCCGGTGAGGGCGGCGGTGCCGGGCCCGGTCGAGCCGTAAGGGGCGAAGCGCTCCATGTTGCGGATTTCGTCGACGGTGATGGCCCGCTCGCCGGTGATGGGGTCGACGATGGCGAACAGGATGGCGTAGGTCTGTGCCCGGATTTGGAGGTCGGGGCGGGTGTACTCGTCGCGGTTGAGCTCGATGTTGGTGCCGGTCGGCAAAAGCCAGTTAGACAGGGCCGACATGACGGCTTCGGCCTTGGGCCGGAGGCCGGCGCGCCAGTGGTAGTCGAACAGTTGCGAGACGTTGGTGTAGGTGAGCCGAGTGCCTTGGCCCTCCGACAGACCGACGAGGTAGGGCGGCACGCCGAGGGCGACGGCAATGCGAGTCTCGTCGAAGTTGCGAAGGTCGAGGAGGGCCATGTCCTTGGGGTTGAAGGTGAGCGGCTTGAGCTCGAAGCCTCCGGAGATGACGGCCGGCGCCCCCATGGCGCGCATGCGGGCGGTGATCCACCGGGCGTGGATGTCGTCGACCTGCTTGTCGTCGAGCTCGTCGGGGAAGTTGAGCACGGCCCACGGCACTCCCCCGGTGGTGGCGAGCTCGCGCGAGTACTTCTCGAGGGCGGCGGCGCCGATGAGGGCGTTGGCGCATGTCTCGAGGGGCCCGATGCCCCGGGCGTTGCCGGGGATAGTGGTGTAGCGGATGTGGAGCACGTCGGCAGTGATGTCCATGCCCCCGAGCGAGTAACGGCGCACGCCGTCGATCCATTCGACCTGGACCCAGTCGGAGCGCAGACAGACGAAGCGTTGCGGAAAGCCGTTGGCGTAGCGGGCGGTGGCCCAAACGAAGACCTCGCCCAGTTGGTAGAACAGAAAAAGGCTCTTGGCGAAGTCGGCCCACGATGTGTAGACCTCAGGCTCGGGGTTGGCCAGATAGGGCAAGGCTGGTTGCGGCGTGGTGGCCTTGACGATGTAAGGCGGCATGGTGGAGAGCACCGAGGCGTTGAGGTCCATGCATGTCCACGCCGTCGACACGCGGGCGATGAGAGCGTCGACGTGCGAGGTGCCGCCCCAAAATGGCACGTTCCAACCAACGGGCCAGCCGCTCCACCCTTGAGCCTCGGGCGGCGGCATTTGCCACGGGTACATCACGAAACGACCAGGGTCGAGGTTGTCGTCGCCCACCGTCGACGGTGGGTTGCCGTTGGGCACCGAGGGCTCGAGGTCGAACTCGGAGGTACGGGGTTTCACGCGCTCGACCACCGAAAGGCCCGAGGGCGTGATGTGCTCCATTGGGGCCCCATGATGCACCGAAAGTGCCGGCTAGTCAGTACCACGCGCGCAAAGGGCCCCCGATCGAGGTGACCGGAGGCCCTGTTTGGAGGAGGCCTAGAGCTCGATGATTCGATCGGCCCAACCGAACTTGATGGCGGCGGCGACCTCTGCCGCTTCCGCGACCCGATCGGATTCGGCGGCGAAGTAGTCAAGGGCGGGACCCTCGGAGGCGGCGGCGTGGCGGTCGGTATGGTTCGTTGTCATGTCGTCATTCAACACCATAGCGCACGACTTGTCAACACCATCTCGCACAAGGGGCCGTTTGGCCTACCACACTCCCGGCGTGCGCGCTCGAGGCTTGACGAGGGCGTCGGCCACCGCCATGGTCGCCGAGCACAACGGCGAGATGACGTAACCCCGGCGGCGGTTCCATCGCCACAGGTCGCCCCCGTAGGCGAGTTTGACGGCGCCGCTTACGGCCTCGTTGAGCGGGGTTTGATCGAGGTGGGCGAGGTGGTGGTCTTGGATGGTGGACAGGAACAGGCCACAGGCACCGGCGAACTCCCGGCCCGTGAGCCGCTCGACGGTGACGCCCTTGGCCTCGATGAGGTCGGCGAAGGCACCGGCGGGCGAGCTCGCGTCGACGACGAGGTGCGGCGGCTTCCATTTGGTGGCGAGCTCGACGGCGCGCTCAACGAGCCACGAGGTGCCGGCTCGAGCCTCGATGACCTCGACGGCGACGACGGGCTCGGAGTCGTAGAACGTGGCGGCCGAGATGCTGGCGGCCTCGTTGTTGGGGGCGACGTCGAAGGCCATGCGGAGCTCGTTGCCGTCGACCTCGACGTCGGGGCGGAAGGCGACGGCCCAGTCGCCGGGGTCGATGACGAGCGCGTTGATGTCGTTGCCCCACACGTTGAGGGCTTCTCGCATGAAGTCCTCGCGCGGCATGGTCTCGTAGAGGTTGCGCACCGAGGCCTCGGTGATGATGCCGGCGGCGAGCATGGGCATGGCCTCGTGCCAGTGCTCGACGTCACCAGGGTCGAAGGTGTCGGGGTCGGCGACCTCGGCGGCCCACTCGAACCACGCCATGGTGGCGGCCTTGTCGCTGACGGCCTTGCGGCCGAGCTCGGTGTAGTGGTGCCAGACGGGGGCGTCGATGGCCGACTCGCCGGCGTTGGAGGCGAGCCACAGTTGCGAGCTCGACACGGTGAGTTGGGTGGGCAAGAGCGCGCCGATGGCGCCGAAGTCGCGTAGCTGGGCCACCTCGTCCACCACCACCAGGCTCACGGCCGACTGTCCTCGCCCAGCGGCGCGCGCCGACGGGGTGACGGGCCGGAAGACGGCGCCGTTGTGGCAGACGAGGGCCTCCTCGCCGATAGAGCGGCGCATGTGGCGGATGTGGGGGGCGAAGCCCGATTGCAAGAGCACCTCGGAGATTTCGCGCCAGCGGTCGACGGCGAGGCCCCGGTCGGTGGAGGTGTAGAGGACACGGGAGTTGCGCCGTTGGAGCTCGAGGCCAATGCGAAGGGAGAGGTTGAGGGTCTTGGCGTTTTGGCGGGCGATGGATTGCCCGACGGTGTTGTAGACGTAGTTGCTGCCGATGCGCTCGAGGGCGATGTCGAACAGGCGCCGTTGCCAGGCCATGAGCTCGAAGCCCATGACGTGGGCCAGGTGGGCGACGAGAGGGCCGTCGGTGGCCCGGCGGGAGCGACGGGTGGCCCACCGCGGTGGTGGAGCCCAGCCCTTAGCCGGCGCGGTTGGAACGGCGAGGGACACGGTTACGCACGTTGAGGGTGCGGCCGATCTCGGCGAAGGCGTCATCGGGGCCCTCGGTGGGGATGAGGCCGTTGATGGCGGTGGCCCACTCGAGCATGCGGGCGGCGAGTTGGGGGATGACCTTGAGCTCGTCGATCTCCTCGGCCCGGTCCCACGCCCGGCCCACGCCGATGATGCCCTCGCGCATGCTGGGCGAGATGCGGGCCCCCTTGCCCGTGGCGGCCTCGAGGGTGGCCACCGCCGCGGCCTCGTGGTCGGTCACTCGAGCGCGCCGACGGCGAAGTTGTCGTACTGCGGCGGATGTTCGGCACCGCCCGAGCTCGAGGCGTTGAGGCCCGGCTGTCCTGCCGCGGTGATGTCGGTGTCGGTAGCACTGACGACGAGCACACCATCGGCGTAGAGCCGTAGCGCGGTGCCTTGCATTTCGAGGCGTAGGCGTGTCGGTGGGGTGTGCCGGGTGTAGGGCGCGGTGGCGACGTCGGAGTAGGCGTAGCCGACAAGTTTGCCGATGACGAGGTCGCCGGTGGTGGGGTGGATGTAGCCCATGTAGCAGTTGTTGTCGCCGAAGCCGTTGGCGCGCCCGTGGACGATGACGTATTGCGAGGTGTCGTTGCCGGGCCCGCCATAACCCCACACGTCGGCCTCGACGTAGTAGTCGGCGGTGGGCATGGCGGTGGCCCAGGCGATGAAGTCCCGGCCGCCGGTGTGCACGAGCCGGCCCGAGACGATTACGAAGGTCGGGTCTTCCAAGACCCAGTTGGGGCCGGGGTCACCGTCGGCGCGGTTGAAGTCGTCGGCGGCGAGGAGGTCACCGGCGGGTTCGAGCTCGGCGTCACCGGCCCAGCCGTAGGCGTAGATGGCGGCGGCGACCACTTGGGCGATGGTC